GGACTGTGAGGGAATTGTAAATGTAACAGCCGGATGCGTAAATGGTGATACTGAGTACAGTGCAGAGGATATGTGTGCAAGAGTAGCGGGCATAATCTGCGGAACTCCGCTGACTATGTCCTGCACCTATGCACCGCTGGCAGAAATGACAGATTGTGACCGTATGAGTGCATCTGATCTGGATGAGGCTGTAGATGCAGGTAAGTTTGTATTTATGTGGGACGGTGAAAAGGTAAAGGTATGCCGCGCGGTAAACTCTTTTGTGACTACAACCGGAACAAAAGGTGAAAGCTTTAAGAAAATTAAAGTGGTCGATACTATGGACATGATCAAGGATGATATCCGATTGACCGCACAGGATTCTTACATCGGCAAATATGCAAACAGTTATGACAACAAGTGCTTGCTGCTTACAGCTGTAAACAGCTACTTTGCTGGACTGATCCAGGATGGTGTGCTGGCTTCCGGAAAATGTGAGATCGATGTAGATGCACAGAGAAGCTATTTTTCTTCAAAAGGCGGTACCGTAGTAGTAGACGGAGAAGAAAAGAAACTGGAAGAATGCACAGATGATGAGATCAAGCAGGCTAATACAGGAAGCAAGGTATTTCTGAAGGCGGTAATCAGTATCCTGGATGCGATCGAAGATATTGACCTTGATATTTACATCGGATAAGGAGGAAATGGTAGATGAATGGATTTAATTCTGATCAGGTGTTTAATGGCGCATATGGGGAGCTTTGGGTAGATGGGGATTACATGGCAGAGGCAGAATCTGTGAAAGCAGAGGTTAATCTCAGCTATGAATCTATTCCGCGTGCCAGAAGTCTCACGGACGGCAAGAAACTGACTGGAATTGAAGGTAAGGGCGAAGTGAAGCTGAAAAAGGTAAGCTCTTATGTGACAAAGAAAATGTCAGAAAAGTTGAAAAAGGGTAAAAGTCCCAATTTTACAATCATCAGTAAAATTGCAGACCCGGATGCGATTGGTGCCGAAAGAGTGGCACTGTACAACTGTAAATTTGACAAAATGATCCTTGCAGACTGGGAAAGGAAAAAAGTAGGTGAAGAATCTTATAGCTTTACTTTTGAGGACTGGGAACTGCTAGATACAACAAAGTAGGAGGAAGAACATGGAGAACAATATTGTTAATACACTTATGGAGCTGGATCCGGAGAAACTTGTCCGGAAAACGAGAAAAGAGATTGAAATTAAGAGACTGTCTGATATCATGGGAAAGCCATTTATGGTATCTGTAGCTGCTATTCCTGGTGAGAGATATATGGAGCTTGCCGGTAATATGGTTGATGAAGAGGGAGCAGTGGACTTTGCACAGCTCCACTCCGTAAATGTAAATCTGTCACTTGCTGGAATGGTATCACCGGATATGAAGGATCGGGAACTGCAGAAACACTTCGGCTGCGCAACACCAAAAGACTTGTTAGATAAGTTCTTTAATGGCGGTGAGATTTCAAAGATCGCTGATGCAGTTACAGAACTGAGTGGATATGGTAAAGACAAAAAGAAAAAAGTAAAAAACTCATAAGCACGGACAGGGAAACAAATATTATGTATATCCTGTTCCGTGACAAGGGGTGGAAGCCTTCCGACTATTTTAATCTCCCGATAGGAGAAAAGATAGTAGTGGAGGCTTTTTTGATGCAGGAAAAGGAAGAAAGAAAGACGATAAGAGGAGGGACGTAAATGAGCAGAGTGATAGATGCGATCATACAGTTGACCGATAAATTTACGTCTCCAATGAGCCATACGATTAAGGCAATGACAGAGGCAACCGCTGAAGGCAATCGTATGCGCAAGAGCATTGCCAATGCCGGGAAAACAATCCAGAGCGTAGGCCAGGGAGTAAGCGCCGCGGTAACCATGCCGATCATAGGAGCAGGAGTAGCATGCGGAAAAATGGCATCTGATTTTGAAAATGGTATTGCAAAGGTGTCTACTATAGCGGACACCTCGGTAATGAGCATGGATCAGATAAAAAGAGCTACTCTTGACTTGTCAAATCAGCTGGGTGTATCGGTTACAGATATCTCAGAAGCCCAATATAATGCCATTTCTGCTGGTGCGGCTACAGAAAAATCACTGGATCTGGTATCAACAGCTGTAAAGGCGGCAAAGGCAGGTTTTACGGATACAGCAACGGCGGTGGACGGACTGACTACAGTGTATAACTCATTCGGTGGAGCTGTGGACTATGAGAAGCTGTCAGATCAGATGCTGCAGACACAGAACTATGGTAAAACCACGTTCGGAGAACTGGCGTCATCTATCGGCCAGGTTACACCGGTAGCCAATTCCCTGAATGTATCTACTGATGAGCTTTTTTCAAGTATTGCCATTCTTACAAAAAATGGTATTGCTACAAGCTCAGCGATAACAGGATTAAAAGCAGCCTATTCTAACATTCTTAAACCGACTTCGGACGCATCGAAAACAGCTAAAAAGCTGGGCTTAGATTTTAGCGCTACCCACTTAAAAGCTGTAGGCTGGGCAAAATTCATGGAAGAGGTCAAGGAAAAGACAAATGGTGATGCAGATGCTATGGCAAAACTGTTTGGATCGGTCGAAGCTTTGAACTCCATGACGGTGTTAGCGGGCGCTGGACTGGATGATTTCAACAACTGTCTGGGACAGATGAACAGCGCTGCAGGCCTGACACAACAGTCTTATGAAAAGATGCTTACGCCGTCAGAACGCTGGCAGATTGCACTGAATAAGATCAAGAACGCCGGTATTCAGGTTGGTGAGAAGCTACTCCCAGTATTTGAAAAGGTGACGGGAGTAGTAGATAAGGTGGCAGACCGGTTTACCAATATGTCTGATGAACAGGTCAATTCGCTCATAAAGTTGGCAGCTGGAGCAGCAGCAGTAGGCCCGGTGATAATTGCTTTTGGAAAAACAGTGACAGGTGCGTCAAAGCTTCTGGGCGTGATATCAAAAGTATCAAAAGCAGGAGGTGTGTTTAAACTTGCATTTGCGGCAATGTCTGGCCCTGTGGGAATTGTGATCGCGGCAATATTCGCACTGATTGCAGTGGTGATCATAGTTCGGAGACATATGGATGTATTTAAACGGTCACTTGGAAATCTGGGGCCGACATTCCAGAGTGTAAATGGACACATTCAGAGTATAATTGCTAAATTTAAAGCGTTTTGGGCGGTTGCTGGACCAATAGCAAAGCAACTGGCACATGTCTTTGCTGTAGGGCTTACAATAGCTATAGGCAAGCTTGTGAATGGTGTTGCAACAGGAATAGATAAGATGGTGACGATTATAGACGGCCTTATGACAGCATTTGGTGGACTTATTGATTTTATCACCGGCGTATTCACTCTTAACTGGGATAAAGCCTGGCAGGGTCTGGCGACAACGTTTGGTGGAATTGCAGATGTAATTATTGCTACATTTAAAGGCGCTATTAATGGCTTGATCAGTACGATCAATGGATTTTTAGGCGGATTAAATGGATTAAAGATTCCTGACTGGGTTCCTGGCGTAGGTGGTAAAACATTTAGTATGCCACAGATTCCAATGCTTGCAAAAGGAACAAGAAGTTGGAAGGGCGGTGTTGCTCAGGTAAATGAGAGTGGTGGTGAGATTATCGATCTACCAAGTGGATCCAGAGTATATCCGCATGATGAGAGCATCAGAAAAGCACGGTCAGAGGGAGAAAAAAATATCAGTTTCCAGATTGCAAAACTGGCAGACCAGATTGTTGTTCGGGAAGAATCAGATATTGATAAGATTGCAGATAGGCTTTTCAGAAAGCTCCAGGCAGCAGCCGGAACCATGGGAGGTGTAAACGTTGGAAATATGGCTTAAAGGTGGAGGCAGCCGGGTAAGAATCCCGGTGCTTCCATCATCATATACAATCACATCAGAACAGGATAATACGTCAGTTACCGTATGCAATCTGGGCGAGGTTACGCTCAGAGGAAAACGCAAACTGCAACAGGTCAGCTTTTCAAGCTTTTTTCCCATGCGTTACGATTCAAGCTAC